TCTTCTGTGTATAATCATGTATTGAATGATAGTGTTCGTGGTGGAACTAAGACCCTGTTTTCTAATACAACACTTGCAGAATACACAGACAGGGGTGTTGGGACATTTGATACAGATGGGTTCACATTCACAACTTATAATGGTGACACAAACAATTCCGGTGTAACCTACGTAGCGTGGAACTGGAAAGCTGGCGGCACAGCGGTCAGCAATACTAACGGTTCTATAACCTCGCAAGTTTCCGCTAATACTGACGCAGGGTTTTCAGTCGGAACTTATACCCATAATGGTAGCGGTGGACAAACCATAGGTCATGGTCTTTCTTCTGCACCAGAAATGGTAATTATCAAACAGCGTAGTGGTGGAAATGATTGGGTTGTTTTTGAAAATTCCAGACCAGATACAGAAAAATATTTAAGATTAAATTCTAGTGGTAGTTACTTTGATTATGGAGCGACACTTTGTGCAACTCCCGGAGCTACAACATTTGAGTTGACTTATGCACCATCAGGTTACACTAGCGATAGTGGTGCTAATTATGTATTTTACTGTTTCCACAGCGTTGATGGCTTCAGCAAGGTGGGCAGCTACACCGGCAACGGCAGCACAGATGGGACGTTTGTCTACACAGGGTTTAGGCCAGCTTATGTTATGATTAAACGTAGCACCGGTAATGGAAATTGGCGTATATATGACAATAAAAGAGTTGGTTATAATGTTGTAGATGATAGTTTACAAGCAAACTTAGTAAGTGCTGAAGATACTAACAATTCATTTAATAGCACTGATTTTGTGAGCAACGGTTTTAAGTTGCGTGGTAATGCTGGTGGAGACACTAACGATAGCGGTGGCACCTACATCTACCTCGCTTTCGCAGAAAACCCCTTCAAATATGCTAACGCAAGATAATTTTAGGAGAATATAAAAATGCCTTGGAAATATAATGACAGAGTTATCAGAGCAGGTAGGGCTTGGTCAGATGATAATGGTATACAACATCCTTCTAACTGGATGATTTGGGATGATGCTGAAAAGGTAAGCCGTGGTTTGGTATGGGAAAATGACCCTGTACCGGTAGACACAAGGTTTTATTGGGATACAGATATTCCTAAAAATTTAGAAGATGAATTACAAATTAATCCAGAAACATCTGTAACTATAACAGATGACTTAGGTAATCCAGTATATTCTTTTGGTTTAAAAACACAGTATAAAAATCAAACTAATCAAACTGCAAACTCTTTGCTAACTTCAACTGATTGGATGATTATTGCTAATACAGAACGTAGTCGTGTTATTCCTACAAGTGTAACTAACTATCGTGCAGCAGTTGTATCTTGTTGTGATGTTATTAAAACAAATATTACTGCCTGTACTTCTATAGGTGAGTTTATTAATTTATTTGAAACACCTACTTCAGGTACAGGTGAAAACATTGTTGTTGAAGGACCTGCACCTATTCATGCATGGCCTGACAGAAGAGAGTTTTAAATGGAAATGACAAGCCTTATTGATATGCTTCTTATGTTTATTGCGGCTGGTTTTGGATGGTGGGCTAACAACACCACTAAAGAAGTTAAGCGTCTTGAGATACTTCTTAATAGAACAAGAGAAGATTATGCAACTCGTGGTGAACTTAAAGAAGACATGGATAGGGTAATGGAAGCTTTGCATAGAGTAGAAGATAAGTTAGACCGTATATTGTCTTCTGACCGTTTATAGTATATAATAAGCACAACAGTTTAAAGATAGGAAATAAGATATGCCTTCAACTTATACCAGTAGAATTAGATTAGAAAAACAAGGAGATGGGGAAAATCCAAACTCTTGGGGTGATATTCTAAATCAAAACGTCATTGACTTGCTTGATGATGCCGTTGGTTCTTACGTAACAGTAGGAACTTCTGGTGCTGCTATGTCTTTAAATACAACCCTTACAACAAACGATGGTACAGGGGATGAGGCACGTGCGGCTACTTTAGAACTTCAAGGAGTTATTGTAAGTGCATCTGCAGTTAATATTGTTTTACCTGCCACTTCTAAAACATACGTAGTACATAATAAAATCTATCAAACATCTGCAACAGGAACTGTTAAAATTATTAATACTGGTGCTACTGCCACAGGCTTTACTATTCCAACAAGCACCGTAGGCACTAGTCAAACATTTATGATTACAACAGATGGTACTAATGTTCGTGGTCTTGATACTCAAGGTTTAAATATTCCAACAGATGGGGGAGCATCACGAACAGTTCTTACAAGTGTTGGTGAGATTGAAACAACCACCGTTGACCCTATCACGTCTGTAACCGCAACAGGTAATCTTGTATTTATTGTCAATACAACCACTGTAGACCCTGCTTTATTAGCACTATCAACTACAGATATTCGTTATGTTAATTCAAGTATTGGATATGCTAATACAATAGGTTCTGATAATACTTTTGCAGGTAAGGTTGCAGTAAGTGGTGGATATTCTTACTCACCTATTGTAACTATTGCAGTTTCTGATACAAGTATTGTTGCTATGAATTTAAATTCAGGTAATAACTTTATTGTAAGTGTAGCCGCTGATAGCACACTAAGACAACCAGACAATATTAATGTTGGTCAACAAGGTCTTATTTATTTCGCACTGACAAGTGCTGCACATACATTATCTTTTGCAAATGATTTTAAATTTAGTGGAGGAACAGCCCCTACAAATACTGCAACAACCGCTGTTGATGTAATGGCTTACAGTGTTAGAAATGTTTCTGTTACTGCAAGTGTTACAACTGCAGTTATTGATTGTGCTTACATAACAAACATGACAAGGTAGATATTAGATGGCTTCTACAACAGGTAGACTTTCTAAGCTTGAGTTTCTTCCGGGGTTTCATAGGGAATCTACGCAATATGCTGAAGATGGAAAGTGGTATGACGGTAATCGTGTACGCTTTCGTGAAGGAAAGCCAGAAAACTTTCGTGGTTATGAAAAAACTTTTCAAACACCTTACTATGGAATTGCTCGTGATATTTTAACATGGTCAGATAATGATACTAAGAAGTTAATATCTTTTGGTACTGAAAAGTATTTGTATGTAGTATTATCAAATGAACTTTATGATTCTACTCCTTTTGTTTCTGCCGCTACTTTAACAAGTGTTATGAGTACACAGCTTAACTCTCCTCTTGTAAGTATAAGTATAACAAACCATGGTGTATCTGTCAATGACAGAATTTTTATTAGTTCTGCTACTTCAATTGGTAATAGTGGTATTATATTATCCGGTGAATATTCAGTTGTTGCAGTAGGTGGTATTAATAATTTTACAATTTCTGCAACAACTTCTGCAGCGGCTACTTATTCAGACGGTGGAACTGCAGACTTAGAATTTATTCTTCCTAATGAAAACACTACACCTATTCAAGGAACTGGTTATGGTGCAGCTAGATACAATGCAGGTGTGTCTACTACTGGTGTAAGAGCATGGAACCAACCAGCAGCAACTGGTGCTATCACCTTCCAAAGTTCTCAATGGACTTTAGATAACTGGGGTGAAGATTTAGTAGCTTGTAGACGTGGTGGTAAAATATTTTATCTTGATGTTGATGCTTCAACAACACCTGAACGTGCTGTTGTTGTTTCAGCAGCACCTGCAATTAATAATTATATTCGTGTCTCTCCTAATGACAGACATCTTATTGCATACGGTTCAGAAGAATTTGCATCAGCTACATACAATCCTTTGCTGGTTCGTTGGTCAGACCAAGAAAACTTTAATAACTGGACACCTTCTATTTCTTCTACATCTGGTGAGGTAATTCTTGCAGGTGGTACAGAAATCAGAGGGGCTGTTCGTTCACGAAATGCTATTTTTATTTGGACAGACAGTTCCATGTATACACAGCAATTTGTAGGACCACCATTTATTTTTAACTTCCAGCAAGTAGGTACTAACTGTGGTTTGATAGCACCTCATGCAGCTATTGATGTTGATGGTATTGCTTATTGGATGGGTGAAAATAACTTCTATGCTTTTGATGGACGTGTAAGAAACCTTCCATGTACTGTACGTAGGTACTTATATGACAGCTTTAATGAAGTAAATAAAGATAAAGTATTTGCAGGTATTAACTCAGAGTTTAATGAAATTATCTGGTTATATCCTGACCAAAATTCTACTGAACCTAATAGTTATATTATTTATAACTATAAAGAAAACACTTGGGCGTTTGGTAGTTCATTCTATTCTACTTTTTCAGACCATAGTATTTTTGAAGACACTATAGCTACAGGTAATGTATCTGCAACTGCAGATAATTACGTATGGAATAATGAACCTAAAGATGTATACACAGGTGATGGTAAAATCTTATCGTCTTACTTAGAGTCTGCTGAATTTGATATTGAAGATGGTAATAGTCTTTTATTTATTGACCGTATTGTTCCAGATTATACTATTACAAATAATGGTAGTATTCAATTAACATTACAGTTCCAAGAATATCCTAACAGTCCTGTCATATCTAAAGGACCTTATACTATTCAACAGACTACTAAAAAAGTAGACCTACGTGGTAGAGGTAGACAGGCTAAGATTATTGTGTCTGCTAGTTCTGATAGTTCATGGCGTTGGGGAGCAGTACGTGCTAACATTCAACCAGATGGTATGAGATAATGGCTAACTATCCTAAACTACCTTCTTATACTTTAGCTTCTGGTTTAACACCAGAAGAACTTTATATTGAAATTAGACAGTTTGCTGATTTATTAGGGTATGAACTAGACACAAGAGATAAGCAGGTAGATTCTGCACCTGCTAAAAATATATATACAGTGGTAACTGTGGCAGAAATAGGAAGACCTAAGAATGGTGACGTTGCTTTTTCTTCAGGAGAAGGTAAGTTTAAAGGTTATATTGAAGGAACTGGATGGGTGGATTTTAACTAATGAACAGTAAACAATATTTTGATATGTTAAATAACGGTACTTATATTACAAATGTTAATCAGGGTGTCGTACAAACTAATGATTATTTTGGAACAAAAACAACACAGGGTATGGCATTAAACCTTGGTTCGTTGTATAATAAGAGCAGTAACTTCCATGCAGACATGACTAAGGCACAATCTAACTATATGTCACCAAACAAGGTAAACACGTAATGGCATACTTTATTAATAGACAAGCCCCAATGAGTGGCATCTCAGGACTTCTTGCACTAAAGGGTAGGCAAGGAGATTCTGAACTTGTACATATGTCTAAGCCAGAGATTAATATGTTAAAGTCTATGGGGCAATTAACTGTTAATCCACGTACCGGATTGCCTGAAGCTTTTAATCTTGAAGAAATATTCCGTGGTATCTCAGGTCTAATGCAACAGCCTACTTCTACTTCTGGTAAAGAAGCTATGCAGGAGTTAATGAACTTTGGACGTAACAAGATTGCTGACTACAATGCAGAGCCTGAAGAAATGGAAATGCCTATAGAACAGCCTACAATGCCCATACAGCAGCCTCAACAGGAAATGGCTATGCAACCACCAATGCCACCACAACAGCCGCCTATGGACGACATGAGTGGATTACCAGCGATGTTAGCTGCGGGTAGGACAGTTGGTGGGTCAGTTGCAGAGGTAGGAAGAACAGGACCTGATGGTGCGTTTGAAGGTATGATTGATGTAGATAATAATGGTGGTGATGGAATGTCAGATGAGATTCCATTTAAAGTACAGGGTGACCCTGTGATTAAGAATGCACTTCTTAGTAGAGATGAGTATGTAATTCCTGCAGATGTAGTATCTAATTTAGGTAATGGCTCATCTGATTCAGGTGCGGAAAAACTAGATAAATTTTTAAACGATGTTCGTAAAGATTCAACTGGTACAACTAAACAGATAAAACAAATTAATGGCGATAAGAAACTTGAGGAGTTAAGGTAAGATGGCGGTTACACCTACATATACAGTACCAGAGGATTATAAGTCTGGGCTTAAAGATGTTCTTGCAGAAGCAAAGAATATTTATGAAACACAGAAAGGTTTAGGTTATCAAACCTATGGTGGTCCACGTATTGCAGGATTTAGTCCTGATGAACAGGCAGCTATGCAAGGCATTGCAGGTCTTGTTGGTATGGGTCAACAGTATTTTAACCCTGCCGCTGCTCTTACTTTAGGACAGACGCAACGATTTGACCCTGCTACTGCTGCTCAATATATGTCGCCATATCAGCAAGCAGTTGTAGATGTAGAAAAGCGTGAAGCAGTACGTCAATCACAAGTACCTATGCAGCAAATTCGCCAACAAGCTGTAGGTGCAGGTGGATATGGTGGCTCTCGTCAGGCCATTCTTGAAGCAGAAGCACAGCGAAATCTTCAAGGTCGTCTAGGTGATATTCAAACTAGAGGTTCACAGGCTGCATATGAAACAGGGCTACGTTCTTTTGAGGCACAAAAGGAACGTGAACGTGCTGCAGCTTCTGGACTTGCTTCCCTTGGTCAAGCGGCTCCACGTCAGGCTCTTACAGAACTTACTGCATTGTCTGGTATTGGTGAAGCACAACGTGGCATGACACAGTCAGGACTAGACATTGCATATCAGGAAGCAGAAGCACAAAAGCAGTTTCCTTATCAGGCTCTTGGTCAGTACCAGTCCACTCTTTATGGATATCCTTACCAGTCTTATGCACAGTTTGAGCCTACTGCTAGACCCTCTTCATCACAAAATCTAGCAGGTATCTTAGGTGCAGTTGGTAAAGTTGGTAGTAGCTTTGGTTTCTTTAATTCAGGTGGACGTGTAGCCTATCAGTCTGGTGGTGGATTGTCTGGTATGGTACAGAAACTGGCTGCAGGTATGGGCGTAGGTAGTGAGGATACATCTCCATTGGCTCAAGCTGAAGAAAAAGAAGATTACTTAGCTAATGTTATAAAAGCTTTACAAGGACAAACTAAAGCACAAGAAGAATATGGTTCTATTTCTAAAGAGGTTATGGCTGAACAACAAAGGGCTGCAAAAGAAAGACAAGAACAATTACAAAAGGCTTCCTCTCCTATAAATTATATTAGTGACTTGCTTATTGGATATGCTGCTGCTGACCCTGAAGCAGGACTTGGCGCACAACTAGGTGGTGCTGCTACGTATGCTGAAGAACAAAAGAAAACAGTTCAGGATGAGATAACTAAAATTCAAACTGAATTACTTGAAGGTCAAATATCTCAAGCAGAAGCTGATGTAAAGTTGGCACAGTTAGGTGTTAAATCATCAGCGGATATCTATGATATTATGGGTCCTCCAGAAACTAAATTTCAATCAGATACAGAGTTACGCAAACAAATTGAAGCTTACTATGGTGAGGGTCTTTTAGGTCAACCTGCATATAAATTAGAAATAAATAAAGTTTTAGGGGATGCTAAAGCACAGCTACGTAAAGAAGTTTTAGAAAATCCCGGACTATATAAAGATAAACCTTCTGCTCAAGAAGTTAGAATGAAAGAAATTATAGATGAAATAATGAGTGACCTAAAAAAACCTAAAGAAAATAATGGAGTTCCAGATAATACTTCAGTGTCCGGTAATACAGGTGCTGTAAATAATAATACCGCAGGAGCAGGTTCAAGTGTTTCTTCAATAATTGATAGTATTAAGTAAGGATTATTAATGGCTCTTGATTATAGGTCTAACACATTTAGAGAAACTTATAAAACTTTGGAAGAGATTTCAAAGCAGGGTCAACTTACGCCTGATGTTGCTCGTCAGATTGTACAAGAAAAAGGAATAGATGTTAATGAGTTTAAATCTGCTAATAAAAAGTTTGATGCTTTTAAACAGCAGCCACGTATTAAAGCAATGCTTGACCGTGGAATAGACCCAACAGAACCTACAATTATTGACCAGATATTCTTAGCACCTACACGTATGATTGGTAAGGTTGCGGAAGGTGTTGTTAATCTTGCTGATGCTGGAACAAAAGCAGTTCTTGAAGAAGATACATATGATAGACTTAAAAAAACTTTAGATGAATATATACCTGAAGAAGTTGAACAAGCTGCTAATGCTTTTACTGACCCTTATCATGGAGAAGGAATCTTAGGAGCAACTTCAAAAATATCTGGTGACATAGGTTCTTATGTTTTGGGTACAAAAAAAGTAGTTGACCTTGCAAACATTGCATTAAAGTCTGGCACCATTGCCCCACGTCTTGCAAACATGGTTAATAAAATGGGTCGTAAAACTAAACTAGCCACTAAAGGTGGGGCTTATGGTTTAGCAGGTGCAGTAGGTACAACAATTGTTGAAGACCCTAGACAAAACTCTGTTGATTATATTTATGCTTTGTTGTCAGATAATCCAGACGCATTAAAAAGATTGGAAGCATATTCTAATGACCCTACAAACCCAGAACTTTCTGATTATTTTAATGCTCTTTTAAAAAACATTGCCGTTGAGGTTCCTTTAGTTGTAGGATTTGCTGGTCTAGGCTCTCTTATTCCTGCTCTTGCTCAGAAACATAAAGGCAAGATTAGCAATAAAATTAATTCAGTATCTACAAGACTTAATACTATTACAGAACCTATTGGTAAAACTAAGATAGGTCGTAAAGCTAAACAATATCTTACTTCTCGTAGAGGTACAGATGATGAAACACTTGCACGTGTTATTGAAAGAGAAGCTGGTGCTAGTTCCGCTATGAAGATTGTTCAAGGATATGCAAATGATTTAGAAACATCTATTAAAAATAATTTAAATAATCAAATTAAAATAAATCCAAACTATGTTGAAGATGTGGTTGACCAAGCATTAAAGGGTAATGAAGATGCTAAGATATTACTACAAGCACAGTCACCAGAAACAGCAAAGATTGTAGATGATATGAGGCTTGAACTTAATAAAGTTCAAAAAGAATTGTCTCGTTCTACAGGTACAAGTTCAAATCTTTCTTTAACAATTGATAATAGTTTAGGTACTTATATGAATAGGTCATATGAGGTGTTTGATAATCCAGAATATAAAAAGGAAATTCAAAAAAGAGTTTCTAGTCGTATGAATGGATTAGACCGTGAAGGAAAAATTGGTGACCGTGTTGTAGACAATGCGGCAGCTTTTATTGCAAGACAAAACAATGTTTCTATTGATGACCCACTAGTACAGCTTGAGTTAGAAAAACTTGTAGGTACTACAACTACTGATAAAAATGCTTTCTATGATTTTATGGAAGACATTGCGAACAAGCAAGCAATATATAATAAAGCAAAACCATTAACAAAAAGAAAAGATGTTCCTTTAGAAATAAGAGATTTGTTTGGTGAAGTAAAGGACCCTATTAAAAACTTTTCAAAAACTTATGAAAAACTTGCAACATTAAATGCAGAAAATAAATTTCTTGAAGACATGGCTATTACTCTTGAAAGAAAATTTCAACAAAGAGTTGATGAAATTATGGAAGCTAATCCTAATCTTATACGCGGTCAAGCAGAACTTCGTGCAAAAGAAACAATGATTGACACTTCGGAAGTAGGCTCTAATGCTTTGAATGCAATTGTTGGTAAGGGTCCATTGTCTTCTGGTGCAATTAAAAATCCTCTTCAAGGTGTTTATGCTGATGAAGAATATTTAAAAATAATGAAAGATGGATTAAATCCTACATTTAATATTAAGCTTCTTAACTGGCTGGTTGCTGCAAAAGGTTTATCACAAAAATTTAAAACAGTTTATAATCCAGCAACACATGGTAAAAATATTGTAGGTAACTATGCTATGTTAGGTGCTAATGGTATGCTTCCAACAGGTGAGTCTGCAAGCATTGCTTTGCAGTCTGTGTTGTCTACTCTTGGTAAAAAAAGCAATACTGATTTAGGTAAAAGATTAGCACTATATAGTAAGCTTGGACTTACTAATTCTAATTTAGGATTAGGTGAAATTAGAAAAAATATGCAGGTTGCTGCTAAAGATATTGACGGATGGATGGACAATATTTCTACTGGTAAGGCTGCTAGAAAATATGCAAAAAAGGGTGATGAATATATTACTAATTTATATCAAGCAGAGGATGATTATTTTAAAATAGTTCACTTTGAAAAAACAAAAGATTATTTGAGTAAGGCTTACCCAGATATTCCTGAAGAAGAAATTATTCAAATGGCTGCACAAAGAACAAGAGACATGATGCCTAACTATAACCTTGTTCCTACTGCAGTTAAAGCTTTGCGTGTTACACCTGTAGGTGACTTTGTGTCTTTTCCTGCAGAAATGACACGTATTAGTAAGAACCTTGCAAAATATACTATGAAAGATTTAACATCTGGAAATAATGTTCTTCAAAAAGAAGGAGCAAAAAGATTAGGTGGCATGACTATTGTAGGTTCAGCACCAGCCATAGCTGCCGCAGGTTCACGTGCGATTTATAATATAGATGAAGAACAGGCTCAAGCATTAGATATGGTTGGACCTGCTTATGAAGTTAATCAAGATAAGATTTATTTAAGCCCTATAAATAAAGATAAAAATAATCATTGGGGTATTGACTATGTAAATGTAGGGGCATGGGACCCATTTAGTTATCTTAAATCTTTTGCAAAGAACTCACATGATTTAATTATGATGGGTACTGGTATGGATTCTGAAAAAACTAATTATGAATTTAATAAAACTGCGACAGCTTTAATAGACCAAACTATTAGTCCTTTTCTTGGACCGTCTATGCTTACTGAAGCTGTGTGGGATTTAGCAAGAGGTAGAGATTATAGTGAAGAGCCTACATTAAAGGGTAAGCTTCAAAAAATAGGGCGTGGTGTTATTGATATTGCTGACCCCGGTTTTTATAAGTGGTGGGAACGCAGACAGGACTATGAGCGTAGTGGTATGACTGATTACTACTCTACAATTCCCGAAAGTGCCACCGAACTTGAAGCTTTACTTGGATTAAAAACACAACGTGCAGACCTTTCAACAGGCATGAGGTTTAATTTTAATCCTGAATTTAATAATGTTTATAATTCTCAAAAACAAATGAATAAAGTTTTTCAAATACCTAATGCAACCGAAGATGAAATTATGGATAAGTTTAAGGATGCACAAAGAGTACGTCTTAAAGGTTTTAAAAATACAAGAGATATGTTAAAATTATATAAGACTTTAGGTTTTGATATGACAGATATTATTAATGGTCTTACTATGGATGATAAAAGAAACTTCTCTCAGTTTAAGTCTGAAATAATTTCGGGTGCAGACGAAAATATATTTATACCTTTTATGCCAAAAGAAACCCCTGAGATGGCTATTAACCAAGCACCAGTTCCTTGGAATAGAATGATAAGGGGATATGAAATGTTAAACGGAAAAGGACTAGACTAATGGCTAAGAAAAAAACAAAGGATACCAAAGGATTAGCAGGTGTTATTGAGTATGGTAAGTCTGCCGCATCTGGTAAAGATATACGGTTAAACAAAAAAGTTAAACCTGCTAACCAAGGTGGAGGTCCTAACTATCTTGGTGAAGTGGAAACAGTTACTGTTCCTAAACAGTGGTTGTCTTCTCCTGACCACGTGGTTGCTGAACTTGCATACATTACACCCGCCGAACAAAAGATACTTCTTGAAGCCAACCTTTATGGTTCTTTAGATGGTGTACCTAACCGTGGACCCGGTGGTTTAATGTCCTTACAGGGAGACATGAGTGGTGGAAGCTACAGCGGCGGCGCAGGTGATGACCCAGCCGGAACTGACAGCGCGGCTGACGCAGCTGGTAGCAGTAGTGGTAGCAGCAGTGGTTCTACTGATGGCCGGGCTGGTAATACTGATACATCTGATGCAGAAACAGATGACCCTGATACACGTGGTGACGTAAGTGATAGCTATCGTGGAAGCGTAGGAACAGGATTTGGTTATTATGGTATTTCTGATTATGGTCAGGGTGTAGGAAAGACCACAAAAAGCCAACGTGACGCACTCGCAGGAACGCGGGGTCGTTCATATGGAGATGAAAGCTATGCATTCCAAGATAAGGGAAGAGACAGGATGTATGGCGGTGCTACCAAAGCACAGCTAGAAGAATTAGCCAGACGTGATTCAATGCTTTCTAATAAAATTCAAGAGCAGATAAAAGCTGGTAATGTTTATGACTATGTAATAGACCCTAAGACAGGTCTTATTGGTGGTGTAACTCATAAACAAAGTGGTTTCCTTGGTAATCTAGGTAATACAATTACAGGGCTTCTTGGTTTAGAAGGTCTTGTTTTAGGTGATAGAGTTTATACAGGACGGTCAGATTTAGACCCATTTGATATAGGTGGTGGACGCGATGGCGGCGATGATAGACAAGAAAAAAAGGTAGCTGTTACAGTTACAGATGCCATAGTGTCTGCAACACCTACATCACCTCCTTCTTATTATGGTCAGGGTGTAGGTACAGCTACAACTAATCTGTATGACCCTACAAAGATTGACCCTTACTTAGCATCACTCTATGGTATTACACCTAGTCCTATTGGTGCTACCTATGATGCAGCAACTTCTTCTTATTATATGCCGGGTTCTAAGAAGGATGCTAAATCAAGAACACGTTTACGTGGATTGGATATCTTTAAACCAGTAAGTATAGTTTCATAATGGCTGCAGAAAAAATATTAGAATGGAAATTACTACCAAGATTTATGATGTTGATTATGACATTAATGAGTTGGCGAGTAGTAGAATGGTTTATGTCTTTGCCTGACCCTAGTGCAGCTCAAGCAGGTCTTGTGTCTGTGGTAACTGGTGCAATGACAGGAGCCTTTGCTGTGTGGATGAACCACGAAGGTAAAAATCCGGGTACATCTAATCACAGAATTACTGAATCAAGGACCACAAAATGAAGTACAACCGTTCACACTTTCTTGATAAGCTAATAGACCATGAAGGTATGGTCTTGACTGTTTATAAAGACAGTCTTGGTATTGATACTATTGGTATTGGAAGGAACCTAAAGGACCGTGGTATCAGTCGTGAGGAGCTAGACTACCTTGACATTCCGAATATGGAGGTGGTCTATGAGCATGGAATATCTGAAGCGGATGCAAGGTATCTAGCCCTCAATGACATTGCTATTGTAGAGAATGAACTGTGTCGTGTACATACTTGTGTAGAAAACTTAGATAGTGTAAGACAGTTAGTGTTAATGGACATGGCGTTTAATATGGGTGTACCTAGACTGTGTAAGTTTAAACTTATGTGGAATGCTATCCATGAAGAAAACTTTGAAGTCGCCTCAAGGGAGATGTTAGATTCCAGATGGGCTAGGCAGGTAGGACGCAGAGCCAAGATTTTGTCAGACGCTATGGCAAGTGGAGAATTTTAATGATACCTTATAATGAAGAAGAGTGGGAGTGGTTAAATGGGTACGCCTAGTTCAATGACACGTACAGGAAAGCATGAGCCTTGGGAACTACAGGTTTCTAGGGGTCAGATTGCTTTCCATGAAACACTATTTAAATATGGATATAACCCACTTATTATTAATGTTAATGAAACTATTTGGGATGTAGGTGGTTTATATGCTTATCCATCTTCTGCAGTAGCTATGACTGCTACGTCTGCAAGTGGTGCTACTGATGCAGGTGTAACTGGTATTATTTCTGGTCTTGACACAGACTATAATGAAGTATCGGAAACATTTACATTAGATGGTTCTGGTGTATATACAACAACACAAACATTCCTTCGTGTCTATCGTGCATATATTACAGGAGCAACTGCACCTGCTGGTAATATTAATATTACTAACGGTGGTACTACTTATGCTCGTATTACTGCAGGTGAAAATCAAACATTAATGGCTGTATATACAGTACCAGCAGGTAAAACAATGTATATAGGCAAAGGCACTGCTACTCATGGTACAGATACGTCTGGTGCTTTTATGACTGTACGTTTTTTATTTAGACCACAAGGTGGCGTATTTAGAACAACAACAAAAATTGATTTAATAGGTGATAATATTCAATTTGATTTTGAATATCCTTTAGAAATACCTGAAAAATCTGATGTAGAAGTACGTGCTATATGTAGTAAAAATCAAAACAATGCGCTGGCTGCATCTTGGCAAGCTGTATTGGTTGACAATATTATTCCGTGACAATGTTTGGACAAGTATTACAAATAACAGGAGAAGCCTATGTTAAACCTTCTAATAGGACCTATTGCAGAATTAGCAGGTACTTGGTTAAAAGGTTCAGTAGAAACATCAAAGGCCAAGACAGACGCAAAGGTAGCCCACGCCAAAGCTGAAGCTATTGTTATGCAGAAGAAGGCCACAGGTGAAATAGACTGGGACCTAAAGATGGCTGATGCTTCTGCATCTAGTTGGAAAGACGAATGGTTGACACTGATTTTCTCAGCACCTTTAATACTTAGTTTTTGTGGTGACTGGGGCAGGACAATTGTAGCTGATGGCTTTGCAGCACTGTCTACTATGCCTGACTGGTATCAGTATACACTAGGTGTCATTGTCGCTGCCAGCTTCGGTGTCCGTAGTGCTAGTAAGTTCTTCGGTAAGAAGTAAAGTCTCATCGTCTTCTTCTTCCTCACCCTCAAACTGTTCAGGAAACGCTTCGGCAAGAAGCTGGAACACCTTTTCAAAACCTAGTATCTGCATCGTTCCTATAATCTCTGCTTCAAGAGACTCAGGTGTGGCATCATTGTCCTCTGTGTTGTTACCACGTACACGAGACAATAACTCTAGGGCTTTTAGGGCTACTGCCCCATGACCAGCATTCCTTGCTTGCTCATACTGCTTTTCAATCTCAGAAATAACATCTACATCTGTACTAATTTCATTGGTTAGTTCTTCAATACGCTCCTGTATCTTGTCGTCTTGAAGAAGTCTATACCCTTGGTTGTGTGCAGATGCCTCACTATACCCTGCTGCAATAGCTGCTCTTGTAGCATTGCGATGCAGGATATAAGCTTGGCAGAACTTCTCTTGCTTTTCTTTAAGCTGCGATGTCATTCAATAGTTCCGTATAGTATTTTTCTTGTCCACGTTTAGACTGTTTCCAAACGGCTGCGGCTAGAGTACCTTCACCGTGGAAAGTAATACCCATATCCATCTGGTCGTTATCAAATAACTTTTCACAGTCCTGTGCCATTGCAAGTAACTCACCTGTAGTCCAGAACTTTTGTCCTCCAGTTTCTACCTGCATATACTTAGGCTTAGACTTTTCAGTATCAGTTGTTTCTTTTTTCATTTCTTCTGTTACTTCTCCAACAGAACAATCAAATCCAAACAGTTCAAAGTTTCTAAACCCTAGTGTATGAGCAATGGCAATGGTACGCATAGCTGCACAAGTACCGCCAGTAATTAGAGTAGAACCTTCTTCAATACCTGTAGCTTTGTCTACTACAATCTTATCTGTAACAGACATATCACGCAAGGCATCTGAGTATGCTTGCCAACCTTTAACATTAGCACCTTGTTTAAGTAGGTACTCAGTAACAGATGGGTCAGTCATAGAAGCAACAAGCATAATAGTCTTATCGTCAACTGTCTTAAACAAATCTTTACGTACTACACCATGTGTACTTGTACCTGTAATAGGACGAGGGTCTAAGATGACACAGGCAAACGGTTGGATACCATTCTCAAGTAGCATTGGATAGCTGTGTTTAACACAGAATACTTTAGCTTTAGTTTTCTTAATACGTTTCTTTAACTCTGCAAAGTTAGTACTGTGTCCACCAGAAACAATGATTGCTGTTTCACTATTAATCTTACTTGTTTTTATCCAATCAAAATCTTCAATAAGTTTTTTATTGGCTAAGACATTATCAATAATTTCTTCTTTAGGTCGTGAGTCTTTTGGTGTAACCACGATAGGTACACGTGTAAGTTCTTCAGGTATTTTAGGTAGTCCTTCTTTCATCGCAATAAAACATAGATGAGTAATACCACCTTCAGTAACATTATCACTACTAGGAAGAACTACTTTTCCATAAGCTGTAATTTCTTTTACAAGACGGTTGACGCTATCATTTTTTGGAATACGTTCCTTACTATCTTTAGAAAAGTAATTATTAAAAATAATAACAGGTGTATGTTTTAAGTTTTCAAAATCAGACTTAGATGTTTCATAAGAATTACCTCCATCAATGTATGCAAAGTCTGCACTTTTAATTTCTTTACATTGGGATAGCGTTTCTTTTGTATCACCTTTGTATAATTTAAATGAAAACTTTTTACCTTCTTGTTTCATTTTATCAGCAAACTCTTGAAGTCGTTTCTCAACAGCTTCCATAGAGTTGTGTGGTTTTGTGTTAAACTCACATGTATCTGTTTCTTCTGTCGCATCTTCAAATAAATCAAAACCATAATACTTTACTACATTAGTATACTGGAATGCAGCAGTTGCCATTTGGATAGCACGTCCACCATTCCAAGTTCCTGTCTCAACAATGTTTGAAGGACGGTAGTGTAGGATTAATTGTAGTATTTGTTGGTATCTTTTTGGTCCATTAACATCTGGTGTTACTGTCATATTACCAGCATTCTTTTTTAAATTACCTTTGAAGTGAGTAAAGTATTCAGAAAGAGGTGACTGTTCAAATGCTGCAAGTCCTTTAACATTAGGAGAAAGATTATGTACTTCCATACCATGTGCCTTGTAAATATTTAACAACCGTTCAAAGATAAAGCCATCATGCCACTCACGGTAAGCAACTACTTCGCCAATAGTGTAAGCACCTCTAAGGTCAGCAAGGAGACTACAAGTATTATGAACCCCCAAGTTAAAGCCCATGAAACTTGTCTCACTGTAGTCTGTATCCTTTCTTCCTAAGTGTACTAGGTCAACCGCATCTGGTAACCATTCAGCTAGACGTTTAACATCAAGACGTTTAGTCGCTACTGTATCAGCATCAATCCAAATCATCCAATTGTTTTCAGGTGGTTCAATACCTGCGGTAATGTATTTGTCATCTATGTCCATCATTTCAAACGCAAGGTCTGTCATTGCATAAACTTTATGACACCACTTGATTGCATCAAGTCGCCAGTTATAGGGCATCTTACCACCCTCAGTACCATCGTGTAATTTCATACGCTCACGGTACTCAAGCATCTCTTCTATGTCATTTAGATTACGGTAGCTAATAGTATCACAAACAGGGTGAGGTACATCTTCAATATTAAAATCATGGTAATACGCCACGAGTCTAAAATGCTTTGGATTCCACTTTTCCTTAACGCTTTCAAGCATATGTTTAGCATAGCTATCAAATCCTTCCTTACTAAATGATGTTACAAATGTATACATTAAATTACCTTTCCAAATTCTTTGTCTAATATCATGTTGGCTTTTAGTTTTTTCCACTCACCTGCATAGGTAGCATCTATATCTCTCTTTGGTTCCCACTCTGCAAACCAAGGACCACCTGTAGTAAAGTGTACGTTCTTAGCATCAATGCTTTCTGAAGACCATCCATCTAACCAGTTCCAATCTTCGCTAATAGAACCAATGTGTTCGTCTTCTAACCAACCAAAGCCATGTAGCCAACCACCTGTCTTTAGGTTAGCATCATCAACTGTAAGATTTAAGTTAGCCTTATGTGAACAGTTCCACAGTACAAGACTAGACCAGTTCTTACGATTGTAATTCTGTTGTACCTGTCCATCCATCTTGATACCTGATGATGGGTTGTAGTTGTGATGTACACATTGGATAGCATACTGTTCGTTCTGAGTATACTCTTCAAACAATTCTTCAATGTTAGTACGTAAGAACATATCCGAATCCATAAACAAAGCCCAACCAGAATACTGATTTAAAGCCGGGATAAGGAAGCGGGTAAATGTAAAGTCAGTACTGAAGGGACGACAATCAAACTCATCCACCCTTGTAGGGCTACCTGTTTCTATGTCAAGCCTAATGGTACGGCGGTATAAACCCGCACGTCTAAGAGATGTTTGGACTAAGGGAGTGATGTCGTATTTGTGCGTGTAACGCAAAATAGACTCTCGCAAAACTTCATATGCAGAAGCTTCACGAGAGTCATATCCTATATAGATTACTGGTTTCTTTTCACTGAACATTTAATTAACACATCTCCTAAACA